CCACGAAACGTATATGCATTAAATAGACTTTCGAATGCGTCATCTGAAATTAACCATGGTTTTAAATCTGTTTGTAGGCCCGTGTTTAATGGCGCTATAAGAAATCTGTCTAGTGGCATATTAGCCTCCCACAGCAAACCATTGGATTGAAGAACCCAAAGCATTTGTCGTTCGATTAATAGTAAATCCATTTGGAGTTTTATTGGTTACCCATATAACTCCAGAATTTGCATCATTAGCAGTCAATAGAACTGAACCAACAAAGTTAGGAAAGGGAATTACAAAGAGGACAGGCTGCGTTAGGGATAAGTTCATGTTAACAGTACCATCCCATTTTAATAATGCGCCTGAAGGTAAATTGGTATCACCAGGATGGGGAGTTAATGTTGCAGTCGTAATACCAACAACTGTTCCGCTAGTATTTTTTCTCCAGAAAAGATTATTACCTTTTTGGTATATGGCGTTCTCGGTAGCAGTTGTTGCGGGATCTGCAGCAATTTGATCTTGAAGAAGTATATAGTTAAATCCTTCAATAGCGCTGATTTGCCCATTTGTTGTAATCGGTATTAATGGAGCAAGCGCCATAAAGTTAGCAAGAATTTGCCCTTGAGAGACTGAAAGTTGATCATTAGCCTGTGGTATATTGGCATTATAAGGCATCAGCTCTCCATGTAATTTTTAACGAGATATATCAATACTACTAAGTTAAGAGCGAGTGAAATATAGAGCATATAACTAATCATTAATATCCTCCTGTTCCATTACCTAAACCACACCATCCATTACCGTAGCCGCCTGATGTATTGTCGGCATAGATAGTAGCAACACGATCATTTGTATATTGGATAAGAGTTCGTCTATTGCAAAGGTTTTGCTGGACTCTAAATTCAGGCATTATCAGGTTCACCGAATCAAAATCAAAACGATCTTGGAATATTTTCACAGCTGCACCTAAAGCTATGTACTGCCACCATTCCTGAAGATCAGGTATTTGATCTGTTGCTAACAACTCTGTTGGTCGTTTATAGACCTCAAAATTGATCTTGTAGGGCTGATCAGGTACTGGCCTGACCCAGAATGTGTTTTCATAATAAAGAAGTGTGTCAGGGCGTGCTGGTTGAAATGGCACTGTCTGACTATTAATTGGTTGACCTAAGCCAGGAGCAGTGGGGAATGTAATAGTAAATTTGCCCGTTACATAATTTATAAAGTTAGTTGTTGGGAAGTTTGCATCGGTAAGATAAGGAGCATTAAGCTTTAATGGTAATGTAATGCCAGGATTGTTTGGATTATAGAGATAGCCATAATTTGTTGGATGTAAGGTAGCTGCATCTATAATCGGCGAATCTCTAAGCGCAAGGCCTTGAAAGTTTGAATCTATTGAATCAAAGAGCACTTCGTTTTGTAAAACGGGCATAACATTGTTAGCCGGAGTAGGATTGCCAAATGACTGGATTGTGCCGGAAAAGGTTGAAGTAGCTCCATCTCCCTTAACACCTATTGATCTGATATTCATTATCTTAGGATAGAGCCCATAAAACTGGCTTCGGTCTTGAGTAAATAATGATTCGAATCCGGCAATGAATATAGGTGGGTGCATGGTAATATAGAGATTCTGGAAATCATATAATGGATCTGTTGTTAATAGCGATGTATCAGTAACATACCGGTCTTGATACGGTTCGCAGAAGAATGAGTGTTGACGCCTTAGATTGAATGTTCGTAGATGCTCGGGGAAATCATACAAGACGAATGTATTGATATAGTTATCAAGATCTATTTTTGAGAGCTGTGCAAGGGATGGCGAGCGAGTTAACCGACGAACTTTAGTTTCTATATCTGCTAACGTATTAATAGCCATACAACTCCTTAAGAATTTATTTCCTAAATAACTGTATCAGGTTTCTTTTATGATGCCATCATCAAGTTGCAGGATAAGGGAGTACATTCTGTTCAGCCGAGTCTAAATTAAGAGTCAATTCGCCCACATTAACTACTAACGCAGCAGTATTGATCGTTGGATCAGTTAGTACGGGGATTGAAAACGGATCAAACATACTGCTATCAATAGGTATCGTAAATGTAGTAAGTCCAGTGACCGTAATCGGATAGGTTGGATTTGCGGTATTAACATATTGGACTAATTGTTGCATACCACATGCGGGTGGAATATAGAATCTTACAATAGCACCAGTCTTATATTGGTGAGCAAAGCTGGTAGTAACTTCCGCTACTAATGCTTGCGTTATCGCCGTAACCAGCCGCATAGCGGGCTGGAACACGGGAAACGGATATGCAAATGTATTGTAGATAGCCACTTAGATTCTTTCCACCGTGATTATCGGTGAGGTATTTGATAGCTCTTCAATATCAATAAATTCTAAGCTCTGGAAGCCAAAGCGTCTAACCTTTTGGCCAATACGAACTGCATGTCCACCTGATTCATCTTGAGCAAATGTGTGGATCGGGTACCAACCATCATTATTAAGATGCTTAGCAACGCCAAGTGGTACGGTATAAATCTGTCCATCAATCAAATCAAAGCGTTCGGTCTCATCGCCTTTGTATTTCTTATATACAAAGTTCATTGACCCGCCAGGCACTTCATAGAAATGAAATATTCCTTTAACCGGCTCACGATCTTTCTCGCGCATCGCCTTTAAATTAATACTGCTTTTATCTTTTTTCTCTTTTGTGAGATTTATTGGTTGCCCTGTTTTCACTGCTTCCATAATTCTTCCTTCTTTTAGGGGGCAGGTATTTAGCCTGCCCCTATATTATCAATCAACTGAGGTAGATTATAGCCCACCGTAAGTTGATTTACCAGCAACCCAGAATACAACATCTGAGGCAACACCGGCTGGAGAGCTTGCGCCCGCAGCGAGAGTCATGCCTAAGTAGCCCGTATTAACGGTTGAGTCAGCCAACAATCCGACATTAGAATTGTAGATCTGAATCAAGTTGATCTGAGGAGTCTGTTGGAAGATTGAGTTCAATGAAGTTGCAGTATCTTCACCAACCGGAATCAATTCACCTGGGGTGAATGCGCCTGAAGGTAACTCTGCGAATGTTGCAGCCCAACTCAAACCAGCAGGTCCAACAAGACCGGTCGAATCGATGTTCAAGCTCACGGTGTTATGTCCAACGCCAGTACCAACGTCAACTGCAGTAACTGCACCTTGAACGCCATCTAATTGGGTGAATGATCCCCAAACCAGTGGGTTCTTGATAGAGAACCGAAGTTCTTGGCCAACCGTGAATCCATGGTCAACACTTAAAGTAACTACCGTTGGGAAACCAGTAGTGATTATAGTGATCACACGGCGAGCCGGATAGAACAATCCAAGAGGACGGACACGGAAGTTACCGCTTGTCGATGGAGTTGAACTCGTAGCATTCAAATAATCAAGACTCATTGTTGTAGCAGTCAATGTTCCATAGCCAACACTGAAATCAATACCAGCATATTGCGGTTGGTTGTTCAATGTATCAAATCGAACAAGGTTACCTGCAGCCATACCAGCAGTTGAACCAACAGTAACAACAGCAGGGTTAGCAGCAGTAAAACCAGTAACGCCTGTTGATCCATTATTGATAGCACCATTGAGTGCAAGTGACGGATCATAAAGCACGAAGTTATTCGCTGCTGTTTGATTAACCGTTACCGCATGAGCCCCGCCTGCAAATTCAACGATCCCTTTTCCACTTGGCATTCCACGCTGCCAATAGAAATGATAACCATTGCCAGCAGTTAATGCAGCTTGAGTGAAATTGTAAATATTAAGGTGATCCACGCCAGAAGGGATAATGATTGTCTGTGCGACAGCAGTAGCCCCTTGAGTGAATGTACCTTGACCTAATATCGTATAATCCATAATTATCTCCTTAAGCTAGCGTTGCGCGCAAGTTAATAACCCATAGATCATTCGTAATACGAGGAACCTCGGCGAACTTATAGCCCACAGAAGCATTAAGAGCCAATGGCCCGTCATATATAGGTGGTCTATAGATGAACGATGCTGAATATCCATCCTGTTCAATACAAGCATATGCTTCCATACCAACGCAGAAGATATTGTATACATCAGCACCTAATGAAGATCCAGCTGTTAATACAGAACCAATAGATGAAACTAAGAATCTAAGGTTACCAATAGCACCCCACTCAGAACGCAATGCATTCATCGGAGATGGATATTGATTTTTGTGTATGAATCCAGCAACGTTATCCAAGTTACCAGTAAGCTGTGTAGAACATAACGCAAAGTATGCATCACGAACTGGCGCTGTACCGAACTTATCTTCACCTTCAATGTTATCCATGATTGTGTATGCGTTGTTAAATAACAATGCACGAACAACCGTGTCTACATCTGAACGGGTGATTTCAGTTGGATTATCACCATTCACACCACCTGTGCTATTAATGAATGATGCAGTTGCTGCAAGCATATCCCTCGTCAACTGATCTTCAGTTTGACGGAGTGAAACGCCTAAACGTGCTGCGCATTCATTAAGAACCATTCTGTTACTTTTGTGACCTATCTCTAGGCGGGCAAATCTCTTCGGATTCGCCTCTCTATATTTCTATAGAGTTCAGACTATCGCATCCTCATTCGAGGTCTTCTCACTTAGTCGTTCACGCTGCTTACGCTTGCGCCCTGTCACCCCAAAGGGCTTCCAAGTCAATCAGAGAAGATTTATAGACCCCATTCATTTTAGGGTCTTGGTTTTGTAAAGTGCAAATCTGTTACTTTTGTGACCTATTTCTAGGCGGATCAACCTCTTCGGATCAATCTCTCAATATTACTATTGAGTTCAGACTATCGCTTAGCCTTTCGGCTCCCACTCACTTAGTCGTTCACGGTGCTTGCGCTTCCGCCTTGTCTTCCCATAAGGAGGTCCAAGTCAATCAGAGCGGGTTTAAAGCAGGCCAAATTAACCTGCTCGTTCAATGCAACATAGGTCTTAGCAGTGAACTATTACGGCACCTTTACCGTAAAAAGAAATCTTAGCATCAATATCAACAGCGGTCAGATTCTGCGCTGGCGGCGTCACGCCACTATTACCCAATGGTACCATTGCGGTATTCAATGGATTAAACCTACGCATGCGAAGAGTAGTACCACCGTTACGGGGCATATTCTTCTTCATCGCTGGTATTTTATGAATCATGTTAGGTACAGGAACGCTTAATAACTTGTACGAGAAACTTTGCTGCACTGGAGCAGGAAGTATGCTCGTAGTCGTGATAGCCATAGCTACTCCTTAAGTTTAAATGTTTATGACAAAACAATCAAATTATGATTCATTTTATCATGCCATATGTTATACTTAAGATTGACGAGATCTTGAATTTGCGTCGTGCGGGGAGCGAAATCCGCTTTGCGCTCGAAGGGTATTGATTTGTGGGAAGCGACTTTCCACTTTGCGCTTAATAAACATTATAGGATGTATTTTTTATGATTGGCAACAAAATAGGTAAATGGACAGTTTTGAATCTGATTAAAATTGAAAAACCCGGAAAGCATTATGAATGTATTTGTGAATGCGGAAATATAAGAATAAAAGCTGGAACTGAATTAAGAGCTAATCGCGGGTTACAATGCAGGGATTGTCAATATTCACAACTTTATAATCCTGAAAAAGAAATTGGTAAGCGCTATGGTAAATGGACGATTATAAAATATATAGATATACATCGGAAACTTCAGCGATTTGAAGTTAGGTGCGATTGTGGATTTGACTCAATTCATGTGGCAGCAGATTTGCGAGCTGGAAAATCTAAACAATGCACAACTTGCCATAATAAAGAGACTGCAAGAAATAATATTAAACATGGAATGCATTCAACTCATATCTATTTTGTTTGGCGCACTATGATTCAGCGATGTAATAATCCAAACGCAGGATTTTATCATAGATATGGAGGCCGTGGAATTAAAGTGTGTGATCGCTGGTTAAAGTTTGAGAAATTCTTAGAAGATATGGGCGAGCGTCCAGACGGAATGACAATCGATCGAATAAATAACGATGGAAATTACGAGCCTTCAAATTGTCGCTGGGTCACGCACAAAGAAAATTGCAATAATAGATCTAATAAGAAGAAAATTCAAACGTAGACAGATTGTCTACAGTTCAGTTCGTGAGGTTTTGTCACGAACTCAAAGAAAAACCCCAATGGAACAAAAGGAGAAACCATTGGGGTATCATGATAA